TGGTAAGGCCTGCTTACATTTTTTGTCGTTTCGCTGGTCCTTTTTATTATAATTCATAATTAGGCTGAAGATTGAAATGATATAGAGTACGTTACCGAGGTTTCTGCTCCGTGTGATGGATCACGGGATGCCCGAATCACACCACCAAACTATTCCCCAGACACATTGGCGCGCGAACTCTGGCCAGTATGCCCGGGGTCAGGAACATCTACCTCAAAACTTCTGGAAACGACATTCGTAGCTCAGGGGTTGACTTAACTAATGCTATCAACTGCATCGACTCACATCGAGCTGCAAACGACCTGGACGAACGAATGATATCTGACCGACACAACCTCCGGATTCTCGTAATCGCCTCGCGACCAATCAACTCAGAGAGTGTAGTACTGGATGCTAGCTTCTGAACAAATTCATCAACGAATGCGACAGGCGTGCATGCATACAACAGTCGGACCTCCTCCGCACTTACATCACCTAGTTGCATTAGTATTCGACCTAAGGATTCAAGAAACTCGCATCCCACCCTATCTCTCACCAAGTATCCCCTACTTCGCTCATTACCAACTATTCTAGCCAGACCATTCCGTACCTCCGCGGCTAGTCTCTGCGTTCTAATCCGGGGGGGCTCCACATGGAACTGCTCAGGTTCGCGCATAAAGTCCAACGGCTTTACAGGCTCAAGAGGCTGCTCAATAATCTTCTGAACTACCATCCCATATAGTGGACGTGCCACAGCTAACCTCACCAGCGTTGCCATCCCTTCCTTTGTAGCATTCGCTACTTCATTACAGCCCATTTGAAGCATAGTTCGAACCCCAGCACCCCCGAGAGCCATTGGGGTGATACAAAATAAGCGGTAATCAAACTCAGACATCCACCGGTTGTCCTGCAAATCAACTCCCATGGCGTAGTGGCTGCGTAGAGTCTCAAAGACATAAACGTAGTGACACAGATCTAATGGAACCCCAACCCCATGGCTACCGCGCATCTTACCAAAGTATAGCTGCTCGTAATCGGATGCAGTCATTACCTCCTTCATCTCAATATCACCAGCTGTGCAGAAACTCTTAAGCCCGCTCGAGAAGTGCATCCCATCGTATATGATCTCATTCAGCATGACGAACAGCTTGGTACTAATGAATGTCTTATCCCAACTTAGCTCACGGCCCAGTACCTTGAGACCGAATATGACATCCTCTATCACTAGCTTAGCGTTGTCCATCACCTCCTCTTCACTCTTACCACGATGCTCAACATGAAACCTCCTAAGACCATCATCAATGAAAGATAGGAACACGGACTTGCCTCTAATCAACCCCTTCTCCCTACTTAACCGAGTACTAAGCCCCTGTGCTATAATCTCCAACCATGTATTACTAGCCCCTCTCATCCCCTCCCTATCTGTGCCGTTACTACCATAACTTACCAAGTGGCCGCATACACGATAGTATAACTTGCAGTGATACATTATTGGACCGTAAGCGCGAAAAGCTGGAATGTTGAAGAGCTCCGCAAAGAATTCGGCAGGCAATTGCTGTGACTGCGGGTCCATATGTGGGCTGTACTTCGCCTTATCATCACTCATGAAGAAACACCGAGCACCAGTGTAGTCCGGTCTTGACGTCGTAATTAGATCCGTGTTCTTCTGCTTCGTGGACTTTCCTAGCATGCTCTGCGGTACGGTATTGAGGAAATCTCGAGTAATACCATCAAAGTAGCTCAGAATGCACCCCCATGGTGGACTGGCCGCGTAGAACGGACGAGGAGTATCCTTATGTCTCTCACATCGGGACCCAGTTACTATGTCAGTTGAGAATGGTAAGTCATATTCTATTTCCCCCACGTACTCGTCCGGAATCGTAAGGCCCAACCCATTGAGGTATTCCAGAGTAAGTTGAAGATCAGGGGGATCAGGTTCCTGAATGGCATACAGTAGCTTCCTCCTATGCCTCCTGGGAGCCTTTTGGAGTGACTCAAAGTCCTTGTACTCTTGAGCTAGGGGAGGGGCACAAGCAGAGTCCTGCTGTCGAATGTACTGTTCAGCTGTAATATCTGTGACTGGTACCGCCCCTGTGAGATCCACATCAAACCCATCTCGCCAATTCGTGGTGGGAATTCCATGGTTTTTGTAGTTCTTATGCCATGTTTTTACTGGAACACCTTCCCGAATCCTCCCAGGCCATATCCCGATCTGTTGCTGAATAGTTCGAGTTGCAAAGTACCACATGTACGATTTCGTATCCTCAAATCGGCGCCTTTCTTCACTGTCTTTCGGCCAGTCAGTCACATGCCTATTCATATGCAATTTGTATTGTGAACATACAACCTCGAACGGGTCGACCTCCGGGTAGATGCTAGCCTTGTAGATTCCGAGCAGGTCGACAGCCGCATCCATGGGCAGTGTTTTTATTCGGTTTAGTATGTGACTCTGATCCGGCATAGTCGATAAGCCCTTAGTCTCTACCTTATTCCGCATTATGTTACTATGATTATAGAAGGCGTCCCCACTTTTCCACGCCATATATCTCCATGCCAAGACGTCGAAGTAGACACCCAGCTTATTCCGACACTTCCAATAATTGCCGCAATGCCTCATCACAGATACATAATGGCTCCATACTTCCTTCTGAATCAACTCTAATCTACTTCGTTCCTTCTTGTTATCGACGTCTTCCAGTCTCCTCTTCATGTAGATCTGGGTCTGCGCGGCGGCCTGTAAGAGGAAAGTGAGGTCAGCGAAATCGCGTTTGTTGAAGAAGTAGACTTCATGGGGCTGTCGGTATTCGCTAATGATGGGACGCGGGCTCTTGGCCGATTCACCGGGGGTCTGTATAAGGCTGCTTGAGGTACACTTGGAATACTTATTCTTGATCCGAATGATG